TTGTTGGTGACGGAGGTCGTCCCGCCGCCCGTCGCGCCCGCCGTTCCTGTTCCGCCACCCCCTCCCGTCGGCTGCGGTGTCCGAGATTCCGCTTCCTGCCGGCGCTTGGCGGCTTCCTCGGCGGCCAGTTGGGTGAGTTTGAGCGAGTGCAGCGCATCGGCCCGCGCCTTGGCCTGGGCGTACTCATCGCCGCCCAGTTGGCCCGCTTTCTGGTGCAGTTCTTCCAGCCGCTTGAGGTTGTCCTCATGCTCCAGATCGAGCAACCGGCGCTGGTCGCCCTGGGCCTGGAGGATTTGGCGCTGAAAGTTATCGCCCATTTCGGAAAGCGCGGCTTCAGCGGAGCGCGCGGCCTCTTCTAGAGCCGCCAATTTGCTCCTCGCTTGATCCAACGCGCTATTAAGCCGGCTCATGTCTTGCTGGTCTAACAGCGAGTAGCCGCCGGCGGCGGAGCGGATCGCCAGATCGAGCGCGTGCATGGACGCTGTTCCGGAATTGGCCAAGCGCTCGATGGCATCCGCCGACTGTTCCGCCGCTAGTTTCTGTTCGAGCCACGCTTTTTGCGCGGCGGCGCTGGCGATGTTGAGCCGCTCGATAAAGCGAGCGGCCGAATTCGGCGCGAACAGCAACGATTCTTGATTCTCGCGGATCGTCGCGTTCATCTGCGCGATTTTTGACGTAATGTCGTCGTATTTGCCGGGCATCTTGTCCAGCTCGATGACGACTTTTTGCAGCTCGGTCGAATAGGCGGTCGGCTCTCGCAGCACTTCGGTCCACAACATGCGCTCGAACAGCCGCTTGGTGGCTCCCGACAGCTCCTCAGTCTGCTGGCGCGCGAAGTTCAGCGCGTCGGCCATCGCTTTGGCGAAGCCGCCGCCGGCCGACATGCTGGCGTTTGATTTTTCCTGTGCGTCCGAGTTTTCGGAGACCGCGCGTGTGTGCTGTTGCGTGGAATCGACCGCCGCTGTCGTAGCCGATGCGCTCGCCGCTTGTTGGCCGGCCCGCACCGCCGCCACCTCGGCCGCAAGCTTTTGCGCCTCGGCTTCCTGCCCGAGCGCCGCCATTTTCAGTTGGAGGGCGCTGATTTCACGCTGCACGGCATCCGTAACCTCGGCCCGCGCCTGCAATTCGGCGATCTTGGCCTCGACGCTCGCTTTTTCGGCGGCGATCTCCAATTGCTTGGCGGCGGCAATGGCCTGCGTCCATTGCGCCTCAAGTTGGGCCAGTTCGGCGGTTTTTTGCTGCGCAACCCAAGTCTGGCCCTTGGCATTGGCCAGATCGATTTCGGCGCGCAGGCCAGCAGTTTGCGCGGTGGCGAGTTGTTCGAGCGCGCCGGTATAGCCGCGCGACGCTTGCGCGACTCTGTCTGACTCTTCAGCGGCGCGCTTCAGTTGTACGTTAGCGACGGCATCCACGATAAGACCGAGGTCGGCAAAGCTTTTCCGCGCCTGTTCGCTGCCTCGACTGGCCGAAGCCATGGCGGATTCCGCCGCCGCTTTCAAGGCGACCAGTTGTTCGTCGGAGAGCTTTGCGAGCGCGCCGGCCAACGTGTCCTGGATTTTAGCTCCCGCGCTTTGCGCTTCCTGCCCGACCGCCTTTAGGCTGGTGGCGAGAGTGATGACCCCGTCAAAGTTCAGATTTTTGGCAACGCTGCCCAGAAATTTGGAGATGGCCTGCTCAGTTGCGGCCGCCGCGTCGCCTGTTTTCCGCAATTCCGCAACCGCCGCCTGCAACGTTTCGGGGAGAGCCTTTAACTCGCCTCGCGCGACCGCCGTTTGCAAGGCATCGATAGGGATGACCGCCGCTTTCGTTTCTTCGGCCAACCGCTTTTGCTGCTCTGCGGCCAGTTGGGCTTCAGATTTCAGCCCGACCAAATTTAACGCGGTTTCGGATACCGCCGCCGAAAAATCCGAAAGCGCTGCTCCCGCCTCGCCAGCCGCCAGCCCTCCCAGCGCGCGGCCGACCGCGCCGATCAGCGAATCCATTGCCTCCAGCCCGCGTAAAGCCGGCTCCAAGGCGGATAACAAAACGGTCGCAAATCGCGTTAACGCTTGGCCAGCAGCGCCAGTTGCTAGATCGATCAGCCGATTTTGCAACCGGCTGAGCGCGGCTGCAAAGGTATCAACCTGCTGCCCGCCTCCGCCCATCGCCTGTTCGAGTTGGACGGCGAACTTCGGCAGGAACTCGGATGCGATCACCTCGCCGGATTCCAACATCTTGCTGAATTCGGCGTTGGTGGTCAGCAGCGATTGCGCGGCCTGCTGCGCCGCTCCCGGAAGTACATCGCCTAACTGTCCGCGCAATTCTTCGGCGGAAACCACACCTTTGCTCATCATCTGCGCGATAGCGTTCAGGGCGTTTTCAACCGATTCGGTGGATGCCCCCACGGTGCTGAGCGCGCCGCTCAGACTGCTGAAAATCTGTTCGGTCGCCTTGCCTTCAAGTTGCGTTCCCTTGCTTGCCGCCACCAGTTTCAGGTAGCTTTGCGATAGGTCGAACATGCTGACGCCCAGCCGGTCCGCTACGCCGCGAACGAAATCCAGGGCATCCGCCGTGCCTTGCTGGCTGCCAGTGATCACGTCGAACCCGCGCCTAAGGTTCGCCAAGCGGTCATTGAGGTCGATAATTTCCTTGGCGGCGGCCAGAGATAAAAAAGCTTTAAGCCCTTCCGCCAGCTCGGATACTCCGCTGGAAGCATCTCGAGCGCTCCGTCCCGCCTCGCGCTCGGACTCGGCTAAATCGTCTAGTTCGCTACCCGCCGCGCCCGCGCGATCTCCCGCATTCTCGACCTCATCGGCCAGCCCGCCCATATCGCGGCGCAAATCATCGATATTGTTGGCATCTTCGATGATGGTGCGGATACGAAGGGCAAGCTCTAAGTTGCGGATAGCCATTTCAGGCTCCTATGGCACGAGTTATGCCTTGCATCGTGCATTTGGAACAAACGCCGAAGAAGTGCGGCGGTTGGTTGACGAATTTGTAAAGCGCCGCCAATCCGCTTGACCCCGCGAAGGCGAGCGCGATTTTCTCGGTCACAATTCTCACCATCGCCCCCATCGGGCGCCGTTTAGGCGAAGGTCAGCGTTTCGATCTCGTAGGGCCCGGCCTTGCCGTTGGGCGTGCTCATCACCCCGGAGAACTGCGGCTTGAAGTACTCGCTGCCGGCAAAGTCCGTCTCGGTGGCGCTGGTGACCGCGATTTCGTGGATGGTGAGATGGATCGAGGACCGGTCGACGCGGTTGGTCCCGAACATCTCCAAGCTCAGGGTGGTCTGGGCCTCGGTGTTGCCGATCAGGTTGGTGCCGGCCACCGCGCCGGCGTCGTAGCTCCACTTGCACAGCTCGCCGGGCGCGATGGAGCTGGCAGGCGGAATCCACACCAAGCCGTATTGCAGCCAGATGTCTTGCAGCACGTAGTCCGCGCCGGCGACCAGCGCCGCGCCGGCCGCATGTTTGCCGGCGAACCCGGCGACGGCGATATTGCGGTGCGGCAGCTGGAGCCAATCGCCCTTGCGCGGCACGGCCACCACCTCATCCGTAACATCGGCGGCGGCGGCCTCGCTCACCGTCTCGAACGTGCCGCGCAGCGCCAGGCGGATCAGCTCGGCGTTGGCGTCGTCGGTCTCGAAGGCCACAGTCGGCTCGGCGGCTTCGGTGGTGACCGGGTCGGCGCGCTGGCCCCACATTCCGCGCAGCTTCAGGGTGCGGGTGATCACGGTGGTCTCGCCGGGGTTGAGGGCGAGCTTGGCCGGCGAGATCGGCCCGATCCGCCCGCCCCAGTTGCCGTTGGCGTCTTTGATGCGGATCAGGATGTCGCCTTCGTAAATCGCGCCTTTGAGCTGTTGGGCGGCGCGGGCGTCGACGGTGGCGGTCATGGCGGTACTCCGTGGTCGAAGAAAAAGGTTTGGGTCCAGGCGACCGCCCACAGGGCGACGCGCAAATTGTTGATGTGGCCGGTGTAGAGGTTGTCGGCGGCGATCGTGTCGATGTCCGGCGGCCGGCAGTCCTGATCCGTCTTGCCCCACAGCTGCGCGGGGAGCAGATCCACGATCTCGATAGCCCGGTCCATCGCCAGATCGGCGCGGGACTCGGCCGGCGTGTCCGCCCCCAGGCAATACGCCCCCAAGCGCAGGTCGGCGGCCCAGCGCTCCCGGCCGCGAGCGGTCACGCGGGACACCCCCAGCACCGCCGCCAGCACGCAAGGGGCTTTCCCCAGCAGCATGGCGATCTCGCGCTCGGTGAAGCGCCCGCCGTGGCTTTCCACCCGCAGCGGCGCGAACTGGCCGGCCAGCCCGGCGGCGACGATGGACAGCGCGCCGGAGAGGTTCACGGCGCGCCCCCGCCCAACAGCCGGTCCAGCCAGTCCTCGGCGATGCCCAACAGTTCCCGCTCGTCGTCGTCCGACACGCCCAGAAACGGCCGGGCCGGAATCGCGCCGCGCCCGAACTGGTGGGTGGCGGCGTAGACCAGGTTCGTCCCCCATCCCGCCGTTTGCCGGTCGGCGAAGGCGGTGAGGCTTTGGATCAGATCGCCGCGCGCGTCGAGCAGCGATTGCCCGCCGTGGCGGGTGGCGGCGTAACCCGGCGACCATTCCGGCCAGGGGGTTCCGTCCGGCCCGCGCTTGTCGGATTCCATCCGGCGGCGGGTCTGGCTCTCGCCGGCGGCGGCCAGTTCCCGCAGCAGCGGCTCCGGGTTGTTCAGCCCGGCGAGCAGGCGGTCGATCCGCCGGTCGAGCGCCGCCAGTCCCTCGGGGCGGATTTCGATGGCCGCGCCGGTCACAGGACGCCCCGCCCGAACACGCGGGGTTTGTAGGCCATATAAAGGACCGCGACGCCCGCCGGATTGACTGGGGGCGCTTGCGGCAAAAACTTGCCGCCGGCGATGCCTTCCAGCGCCGCCAGCGCATCCTCGTAACGCTTGCGGCGATCCTTGAAATCGTCTTGGCTGGCGATGGCGGTCGGGGTGGCCTGATAGAGCGCGATATCCACGACAATATCCGCCAGCCAATCCGGCGCGGGCGGCGGCAGCGGCACGGTAAACCCGGCCGGCGAGACCCGCAGATAGCCGTCCGCCTTGGCCGAGGCTTCCGCGCAGGCCAAGGCGATGGCGGCCGGATCGAGGTTGCCGCTCGCGTCGCGCGGGCCGGCTTGCGCCAGCTCGCCCGGATAGCGGCTCTCGATGTCGGCCTGGGTGATGTAGGCCATCACTCAGCCGTTTCGGCCGCGCCCGAAACCGCGCCCGCTCCACCCTCCGAAGGCGGCGGGGTCGCGCTGACCAGAGCGGGGGCCAGGCTCTGCCCCGCGCCGGAAGGTCCGGGATCGCCGGACGCGACGACCTGCCGAGCCCCCTTCGGTTTCGGGTCGGGCAGCTTTTCCACCACCAGCATCGGTTCCTCGCGGAGCGCCCGCAGTTGCGCGCCGTCGAAAAAATCGTCCGGGTAGTCGGTCGGGGCCACGCTGTGGGCGATGCCCGCCCGGCGGAAATTCGGTTTCTTGGAGGTGATGCGGATCATCAGGTCGTCCCCGTGCTGCCGAAAGCCAGTTGCCAGAAGCCGTAACCGCCCGCCGCGCGGGCTTCCGCGCCGTATTTGAATTTCTTGCGCATGAACACGTCGTCGGCTTGCGGGTCGGTCTGCTCCACCGGCACGGGCGCTTTGCGCTCCTGGTAGATGAGCGGCTTGACCGGCTTGGCGGTGTCGAGCAGGTACCAGGCGGTATCGGAGGTCAACCGCGCTTCCACCACGACCTTCAGCGTGTTGCGGTACGGGTTGACCTTGCCGTCCTCCAGCCGCTCGTTGGCCATCAGGGCGTTGGCGGTGTCTTCCAGGGCGGGCGGCACCACCAGGACGTTGGGGCGGATGTTGAGCGAGCGCCCGTCGTCCGATTTCATTTTTCGCAGGGCGGTCCGGGCCGCGCCGAGCGAGGCTTGCGCCGCCGCTTGGGTGGCGACGGACAGCGCCACCGTTCCCTTGTTGCTGACGCTGGCGTTGCCGACCGGATGGTCGGTGTCGAAGAAGTACTGGTTGTCGTAACAAAGATTCGTGAAGCCTTTGTCCAGCAGCTCGAAAACGATATCGTCCGGAAGCTCCTTGGCGGACGCGCCGGCCATCTGCGCTTGCGGGGCGTAGATCCCCAGGTTGTCGTCCTCGATGTCGTTGCGGTCCACCTCGATGGTCACCTCCCAGTCGTCGTTGACGATGGTGTAGGTGAAGGCGGCGAGCTTGCCGACCGCCTTGTCGCCGATCCACTTGCGCATCTTGGGAAATGCGCCCATCCATTTGTAGTCGTTTTGCGAGCCGGTGGAGGGCACGCGCATGGCGACCTCCTGCCACTGGCTGGGAGCCGCGTCGAACGCGCGGTTGAACTCCGTGCGGATGTTGACGAACACCGCATGAAGGACTTGGCCATTTAAAATCATAAGGGTTTCTCCGAAACACGCTCCCGCAGCAGGTAGCCTTCCAGCGGCCAAATCTTCCTACGGGCATCCTCGCGGGATACATGGCGCCCGATCTCCGCATCGAAATTCTCAGGGCTGACACACGCGCTTTCGCCGACCACGGTGAAGTTGTTTCTGAGTTTCAAACAACAAACCGTTACCGTAGTACCGGGAAATATGTAGTAGTCCTCCCCGACAATCGCGGCGTCGATCATGTCGGGGGTGAGGCGTGGCGCGGTGAGCCCTTTGGCCTGGATCGCGGCCTCGGTGGTCCTTTCGGTTTCCGTCGTCATCGCGTTTCTCCTTTAACCGATGTGGACCCAGACGCCGGCCGCTTCCAAGCCCACCACCGTGCCGGCGACGGATTTGCCGGTGGCGGTGTGGCAGACGGTCTGGTCGTCCTGGATGTAGCAGGGCTTGCCCGTGTCGGCCTGCACCACGGCGTCGGTGACGGAATTGGCGTACAGGAACGCTTTCTTGCGGCGCACCCTGATCACTTTCGCGCCGTCCGCGCCGGGGTTGTTGCCGATATATTCCTCGGCCCGCCCTAGCGCGATCAGGCCGGCGGCGGCGCTGCCGGGCGCGGCGTATCCGGCGGCGTTGGCCACCACCAGCGCCCCGGCGTAGATCACCGCGTTGGCGGCGACCGGAAACGGCAGTTCCTCGCCGTCTTTGTAAAGGGTGTTGCGGTCGGCGGTCAGCGCGGCCATCAGTTCAGTCCTCCGTATTTCCGTAGGTCGTCAACGCTATTGCCGAACATCGCCGCGACCTGTTGCAGTTCGGCGTTGAGCGCCGCGCCCGCGCCGCCGGGCGGTTTTTTGCTCTCCAGCCCGGACTCCGCGCCCAGCAGCGCGGGCGCTTTATCGACAAAGGTTTTGAAAGCGTCCAGCCCGCCGTCGGTTTTGCACATCGCGGCGTAATAGTCTTTCGTGGCCGGGCTGATCTTGCGTTCGGCCAGCGCCTTTTCGATCAGCTCGCCGATTTGGGCGTCGCGCTTTTCCGCTTCCAAGGTCTGGAGCTTCTGTTCGGCGTTGCTGGCCCGGTTCAAGGCGGCGTCGTAGTCGGCGCGCGGGATGAATTTGTCCGGCGGCGGGGTTTGGGCGCGATTTCTGGCCGTGCTGAGATCCGCTTTCAGCGCGCGGACGGCGCTCAGGCACTGCTCTTCGTCGGGTTCGCCGGACAGATCCAGCGCGACCCGCAGGGCGTTCAATAGGGACACGGGCGATTCCTCGCGGTTGAGGGCGGTCAGGGTGAGGTTGGGGGTGTTGGTGAGGCCGGCCGAGGTCAGGGCGACGATGCGGCGGGTCCGCTTGTCGTAGAGGAACACCGGCGAGAGAAAGCGGTATTCCCGGTTGGCGATCTGCGCGGCGGCTTTCTCGGTCCACTCGACGCGGCCCCAGATCGCGCCGCCCCGGTCTTCCACCCGGTGGACCCACCCGGCGGCGGGCGCGTCCAGCCCGTTGGGCGCGCGGTGCTCGGTGGCGTGCTCCCAATCGATCACCAGCGGGACATGGCGGGCGTTGAAGGCCGCGACGATGGCGTCCGGCGCGTCGTTGGTCCACGCGCGCCCGTCCGCGCCGGCCACGTCAGGGCCGGCGGGGATCAGTTCGATCCACTCGGACGCCGCGCCGTCGAGGGCGACGCAGCGGGCGCGGGCAAAGTTGAGGCGGAGGGCGGGCGCGGTCATGCCGTGCAGCGTGCGGGAACGCCGTGGCGGGCCGCTATTCAGCGCGCTTGAAAAAAGAATTGAATTGACCGGGGAGAACGCGAAGCGCGCAGAGGCGTTTTAAGACGTTGTTGCCGCCGACCTAAGCCGAGGTATTCCCTCGCGCGGAAAACGCCTAGATCGGCGAGTTAAATGGCTTTTAAATGGGGTTGTGGCGGCCGGAGAAAGCCGGGGATGGGAAATTCCGGTCAGGCCGGCGCCGGATCGGCGACCGGCCGCCGTAAAAAACGTTCGGCAACGCGCGGGAAGCGCCGCGCGAACTGCTCGCGCGTCAGCTCGATACCCTTCAGGTACGCTTCATCGCAAGGAAACGCGCGAACGGGATCATCGAGCGCGACAACCCCCCGCTCGTCATCCATCAAATCAACGACGGGAACAAAATCCACATCCCAAAACACCACGTCGGGATTCGCCAAGGCGTCTGGCGGAATATCGATCAACTTTGCCTCAAACATCGTCCGCCTCCTGATATAAAGCGCGCATCAATCGGTCCACATCCCGCAACCGGCGCTTTTGCTCGCCCGATAGCTGGGCTCCGGATCGCTTGTCGGCCAATAATTTACGCTTTTCTTCATACAGCGCGTGAGCTTTGACTTTGGCCGCCAGCATCTTTCGAGTATTGAATTGTAACTCAACCGGAATGCCATCAAAATCAAAATCGATTTTTGCGTCGCGGTAGCCGTCAGATACCGACAGGTCGCCACGGTAAAGATTTCGTTCGCGCAAGAGTCGAACTTGAGCGCGCAGGCTGTCAAAGGCCGCCACCGCCGCATCCTTCGTTTCAAACAGCAGCGTCGCGCGCAGAATATCCGTCAAGCCCGCAATCCGGCCGCCGAGAGCGGTGACGGTTTTTTCCAAGGCGCGCTCGCGCGATTTCAGCGGGACCAGCACGGGCTCGCCGCCGGTCTGCTCGGCAAAACGAGCCACCAGCCGATCAAATTCCGGTTTTTTGATCTCGCATTGCCGGTATAGCGCTTCAAGCTCGTTTTGCAGCGCCTGCAAATCCACGGTCGCTTTCCTCGGCGCGGTTTTGTTTTGACCCCTTTCTCTGTCCGCCAGCAGCTTTTGCAAATGCGAAAGCCGGCCTTCGCCGGGATTGTAGTCCCAGCCCGGATCGATGCCGCGCGGGACTTCCATCACCTCGCCGGTGCGCCGGTTGGTCCATTCGACCGCCGACAGCTTGGGGGCGGTCGTTTTGACCGGCACGGTGGCCCGCGCGCGCCGGCCGGTGGGCAGGCCGGTTTTCGGGTCGATGTCCTGGGTGGCGGCCGAGGGCGGCGCCGGAACGCCGCTTTCCTTCAAGCGCTCGTATTCGCGGCGGCTGACTTGGCGGATGCGGCACTTGCAGCCCCAACCGTTGGGAACGAAGTGGGTTTTCCACCACGGGTCGTCAACCGGCAGCAGCGTGCCGTGCCAGCTCAGATGCTCCGGCCGGTGCTCGCGGCTGGGGCCGACGGTGTAGAGCAGGTACGGCAGGCCCTCTCGGGTCTTCTGGATGCGCGCCCACTGCCCGGCGGCGCGGGCGGTGCGCAGGTTGGTGTCGTAGATCACCCGCAGCCGGCGCGGGCTGCCGAGCTGCACTTGGCGGACTTCGCCCGTTTGCGGGTCGGCCATGTCCTGGACGCCCCACCAGCCTTTCTCTTGGAGCATCGGCGCGAGGCGCTTTTGGAAGTCGCGGAAGGTCAGCCCCTCGGCCAGCGCCCGGTCCACTTCGGCGCGCACGTCGGCGAGCAGGTCGAGCCGCATGATTTTCGCCACCGTGAACGCGGCGGCGTGCTCCTCGCGCCAGACATCGCGCCAGTCGAAGCCGATCTTGAGGCCCTTGGCGCGGAACCACTCCAGCGCGTCCTCGGGGGGCGGGCCAGGGGCGCGAGGCTCGGCCACCGTCAACCCCGATACAGCTTCCACACGCCGTCGAAAATATTGCCAGACAGCTTCTGATTGAAATCGGTGACGAGGTTGTAGAGCGTTTCGCCGGTGCCGGCCGCCATGTCGCCGACCTCGACTTCGATCCGGTTGAACGTGGGGGTTGTACCCGCCGCCATCGAGTCGAGCGCGGCTTTCAAGTTCGCCGCTTTGTTCTTCGCGTCGACCAAAGTCGCGGCCAGATCAGCCAGCCGCCGCCCAAAGGGGGACATAGGGTCATAATCGATTCTGTTGCTCACAAATTTGCCCTCGACAACCGTTCGTTGAGTTCCTTGATCGCCCGCACCAAGACGGGCACCAATTTCGCGTAGTCCAGCGACTGCATCCCGTCGGCGTTACGGCCAACTACTTCAGGGACGACCTCCCGCACGTCCTGGGCGATGAGGCCGATTTCGCGCTGGCCACCCATCCGGGCGTCTTTCCACCGGAACGAGACCGGCTCCAGCCGCAGCACCTCCGCCAGCCCGTAGGGCGAGGGCGCGATCTCCCGCTTGAGCCGCCGGTCCGAGGCGCTGTTGGTCAGCGCGCCGCCCGCGTCGGAGTAGACCGCGCGGTTTCCGGACCCGGCCAAGGCCGCGCACGCTATTTGTCCCGTCGACGTGATGTAGACTTTCGAAACCCAATCGGCAGCGGTTTCGGCTCCGGTGGTCGCCCGGTAGAAAAACAAACTGTCCGCCGCACAGTGGATCAACCATTTTTTGTTCTGATCTGAATCCCACAAAGTGACCGACGGCTTGAACCCGGACAGATGCAGGCCGCCGTAAAACCCGTCCCACGCGCGGTTCGACCGCAGGTAACCGCCGGCCGTTATGTCGCCGAAGGCCGTCAACGGGTGATCCGTGCCGGTATCGCCCACCACCACGCCTTTGCCGGGGGCGCTGTAGTTGAGGTAAAGCGTGTCGTCCGTATCGGCCGACGCCGCTTTGCCGTTGAGATGGCGAATTCGCAACGCGGGGTTGGGGTTGCTGGTCCCGAACGTCACCGCGCCAGACAGCGTTCCACCCGACAGCTTTAAATACCGGGCGTCGCCTCTGACGTCGGTGTGGTACTGGGCGTGCGGGTCGAGGGCGATCTCGTGCGCGTTTACCGCAGCGCTGCCGGTGTCTCCGTTCAGAAACACCGGGTTGCCGGCCACGCCGCTGCCGTTGCTGATCGAAACGCCCGCGTTGGGCGTCAGCGTCCGCGTCGCGAACGTGCCGTCCGCCGTGCGCACGACAAACCCGGTGGTCGTCAGGCCCGCTAACCCGACCAAATCGGTGTCGAGGGGCTGTTTGCCGTCGAGCGCGGTTTGCAAGCCCGCCGTATCACCGATGGCGTGGGCGTGGGCGGATGGGGGAAAGCTGCTCGGTTTGCCGGTGAGATTGGTCCAGCCGATAGTTAGTGAGGCAAGGTCGGTGATATTGGCCAACACATGAACATGGGTGCCGGCCGCCTTTCCCGCCAGCAGCGCATCCGCTTGCGCGATGGTGTACGCGCCCACTTGCCCGGCCGTTGTCCCGTGCGGGTTATCGGTGCGGCCGATGTGGCCTTGAATGCCGGTGTCTGCTGGCTCGTAGATACCGGCGTGCGCGTGGTCGATCCGGCTGTAGCGAGCGTCGCCCCGCGTGTCGGTGTGATAATGCGCGTGGTCGTCTGCATCCAATCCGGTCAGGGCGCCGTGCGCGGTCACGCCGCCACCGCTCCCGCCGAATCCGCCGCCGCCGCCGAGATAAACCGTTTGAGGCGCGGTTTTCGGAAGGCTTTTCAGCCGTTCTTCGACGAGTCGATCCAGCAGCGGCCGCAACAGTTCCGGCAGCTTTTTCCGCAGCCACAGCAGCAGCGCGGGATCAAGCATCGCCGCCGTCCTTGGATCGCAGCGCGCTGATGGACTCGCGGGTAAAAGCCAGCCGTTCGGCGGCCAGCGCGCGGTTGATGCGCGCCGCTTCGGCGTTGTCGGCGGCGGCTTGCGTGACCAAGGGGTCTGGCGGCGTCTCGGGGACGTTGACGGTGATGTTGGGCGCGGGGGCGGTTTGCTCGGGCACGTTGACGGTCACTTGAGGCGCGGTGACGGTGATGTTGGGCGCGGGGGCGGTTTGCTCGGGCACGTTGACGGTCACTTGAGGCGCGGTGACGGTGATGTTGGGCGGGGGCGGCTCTGGAACATGAACGGTGACCTGGACCGGCGGTTCAGCTCGATTCCGAGCCGACAGCGCCGGATTCTCGCCCTCGCCCAGCCCCCTCGCCTTAAAGGCGGCTTCGGCGAGCGATTCGACCAGGGCCTTGGGGTCCATCTGATCGAGCAGCGCGGGCAAGTCGGCCAAGAATTCCTCGAACGAGCCGGCGCGCTCCGCCAGCCGCCGGATCGGGTCGACGGCCGGCGCGACCAGCGGCTCCCAGTCCCCCAGCGCGTCGGCGGCCAGTTGATCGATCTCGTCGGACACCACCGGCGCGGCGCGGTTGCGCGCCCGGTTCAAGGCGGGCGGCGGCTCCGGCGGCGCGGCGGGTTTCGGCGCGCCCAGCAGCTTGCCTTTGGGGTCGGGATCGGGCAGCCCCCACTTGTCGCGGATGACGGACTGCTCGACTTCCAGCCCCAGCGGCACCATTTCCTTGAGCATGTTGACCAGACCCGCCAAATCTTCCTGGTCGGGCACTCGCAAGCGGATCGCCGGATAGGCGGCTTGCGGGCCGTAGTTGAGGTCGACAAACGGGAGGACGAGCTGCTCGTTGACGGTGTTTTCCAGCTCCTCGCCATCGGATTCCAGGATATCGCGGCGCACGTCGGAGGCGTGTCGGTCGCCGCCGAGCTTGCCGGGCGTGCTGTCGGCGGCGTCGGAGCGCCCCAGCACCGCTTTGCTGATCAGCTTGTCCAGCCGGTCCGCCAGCCGCTCGAACAGATCGGCCCCGCCCGCGCCGGACCCGGCCGCCTGGAAGTCGATGCGCATCGACTCCGGCAACACGGCGGCGGCGTCCGAGCCGAGCCCGGCCACGGCGGCCATCAGGGTGTTGATGGAGGCTTTCGCCTCGGCGCTGGGATCGGTCAGCAGCCGGTCGGGATACCGGCCGAGCCGCAGCGGCATCCCGAACACTTCGGCGAAGGCCAGCCAGTCCTCCAGCGTGAAGGTCGAACACATGTACGACGCGCACGCGAGCCGGGCCAGGCCGTTGCGGATCGGCAATCCCATTTTTAGGGACGGTTCGTGGACCACGAACCGCCAGGGCGGCAAAGGCAGCCCGTCGAACGGCGCGGAGTCGTCCAACAGCCGCAGCTCGCGGCCGGTGGCTTGATCGTAGGCGAAATAACGGGGGTCGCGCCAGACGTAGGCCCGCTCCAGGCGCGAGCGGTCGCGCGGCGCCCAAGGGGCGCGCTCGGTGTCCCAGCGGATTTCGACGGCGGAATAGCCCTTGCCCAACCCGTCCAGCAAGGCGGCGAGCAACCGGCCGAAGGCGGGCGTTTTGATCAGATGGGTTTCCACCTGGTCCCGCAACTCCACATCGCGGGGGTCGTCGCTGGCCGATTCGACCGTGCGCTGGAGCCCGGTGACGGCGCGCTTGCGGGTGCCGAGCACCCCGGCGTAGTGCGGGCTGCGCTCCTCCATTTCCTCGGCCAGCGTCAAATACGCTTGCGCCTCGCCCGCGTCGGCCGCGCGCAAGATGCCCGCCAGGCGCGCGGGGGTGAGGCCCATCGCCACCGCGTCGGCGAGGCGGCGGCGCACGCCGGCCAGGGTGACGGCGGCGATCTCGCGGCTCAGGTCGTCGCGGGCGATGGGGCGGCCGTCCGGGCCGAGAATGCGGGGCATTTAGAGACCGCCTCGCCGGAAGCCGTGCCGGCTGAAAAAGTGGCCCACCCGCTCCAGCACGCCGCGCTCGCGCGCATCCGGGCGGCGCGGGACGGGGCGATAGTCGTAAACGGCCTCCGGCTGCTGGCTGGCGTAATAGGCGAGCGCCAGCGCGATGGCGGTGTCGGCGTGGCGGGGCTTGCCGTCCGTCCCCTTCCCCTCAAAGCCTTCGGGGATGCGGGCGACGCCGCGCACCAGCCGGATCGCCCGCAAGTCCTCGCGCACGTCGGCATCGCGCGGGATCAGGATCGCGGCGTCTTGGAAGGCGGCTTGGAACGCGGGCATGTTCGAGCGGTACCATTCTTCGGTCAGCATCACCGGTTCGATGCGGGCCAGACCGTATTTCTGCCAGGCTTCCTCGGCCAGCTGCTGGCCGTTGCCGCGCGCGTCGTGCGCGCCCTTGATGAAGCGCGGCAGCCGGTCTACCAGGTAGTGGAGGATTTGCTGCTGCTGGCGGAACGGGACGTTGCGCAGCTCGATCAAAAACGGGCAGCGCCGGCGCAGGTCCGGTTCCAGCGCCAGCGGCGCGATGGCCGACAGGTGGACGCTGCGCCCGAAATCCATCCCGTAATAGTGCGTTAAACGGGGGTTCAAGCGCGCGATGCACGGCGCGAGGCGCGCGTCGATCCACTCCTGGCACTCCCGCTGACGCCAGCCCTCCGGCCGCGCGGCGAAGTCGTCGGCGCAGCGCCAGCGCAGCACCGGCGCATCGCCGGTCCGCGCCTCGATCAGCGCGCCGGAGAGGAACGCGCCTTCGCCGCTGGCGGGGATGACATCCAGTTCCTCGGCGGCGTTGGCCCGGTAGCGCCGGTAGGTTTCTTCGACGAACCGGGCCTCGGCCTCGGGGCTCCAGGCGTGACCGAGCCTGGCGCACACCCGCCGGTACAGCCCGTCGGCCACGGCCTGGCGGAATTCGATGCGGTGGACGCCGGTTTCGCCGAGCCGGCCGGCGCGGGCGTCGTTGACCAGCTGGTTGAAGGCGTTTTCCGCGCCGTTGTGGGTGGAGATCACCCGCACCGCGCCGCCCCAGATCAACAGGGCCAGCGCCGCTTTAAGCAGTTCGTCGAGCCGGTCGTGGTGCGCGGCTTCGTCGATGACCACCACGCCCTGCTTGCCGCGCAGGTTGGTCGGCCGGCTGGACAGGGCCACGATCCTGAAGCCGCTGGGAAAGTGAATCGAGTAGGTGAGGATGTCGCGGTCGCGCTCGCCGGGGTCGGGCCAGATACTTTTTTCGATCTCGCCGGCGGCGTAGTCGAAGGCCCGCGCCCACTGCGCGCAGGCCAGAATATATTCCAGGGTCATATCCTGGTTGTAGGCGATGTAATAAACGTTTTGGCCGCCGGCCTCGCGGGCGCTGGCGGCGGTGAGCACGTCGTCGGCGGCTTCGGCCCAGGTCAAACCGGTGCGGCGGGATTTTTCGCCGATCTTGAACGGCCGCCGGTCGGCGAGCCAGCGCTGCTGGTAGGGCAACAGCACCGGCGGGACGGCGGCGGGCGCGGCGCTCACCCGGCGATCCCCAGGATTTCGCGGCGGATTTCGGCGGCGGTTTCCGCGCGCAGGCCGCTTTTTTGGGCGATTTTATCGACCGCCTCGGCGGCGGCGGCGGCGCGGGCGCGCAGTTCCTCGGTCCATTTTTGGCGGTTGACGGCCGCGCGGCTCAGGCGGGACTGGGTGAGCGAGAGCGACGCGATCAGCTTGATTTGCGCGCTCAGATCGCCGCTTTCGGCGTCGAAGTCCTGAATGTTGCTCACCACCTCGCTGATCATGTCGCGCAGGGTGATGGCGTTGAACTTGTCCAGGGCGTTTTCGGCGTCGTCGGGCATCTGGATGAGCATGTTTTGCGCCATCGCCAGCCGGTCGCGGACTTTTTGGAAGTCGCGCTTGAGCTTGACGCCGTGCTTTTGCAACACGGCGACGCTGATCTCGTAACCGTGAAAAAGGAGCCAGGACTTGAGCGCGTGATAGCCGCCGAAGCCGTTTTTGACCAGGCGGTCGTCCAGCTCGCGGCGCAGGGCTTCCGGCAGCAGATCGACTTTGCGCGGGGGCGGCATTAAGACGCTCTCCCGCTGACCGGGTCTTCGCGCCGGAGCTTGCGCGCGTCGACGATTCGCTCGATCTTTTCGATGGCCTCGCGCAGCGGCTTGAGCGCCCGCTCCAGATCGTCCTGCGAGACGTAGCTCATGGCCTTTTCTTGGATGGCGACGAAGCTGATCTGCAAGGCGCGCAGGCGGTCGAACTCCTTTTCTTCGTGCTCCATGTGCCGGTTCAAAAGATCGGTCCACGCGGTTTGCCACGTCTTGCGTTCGGCCTCTTCCCGCTTCGCGCGCTCCTCTTGCTTTTCTTCGATCCGCTGCATCTGCCGCCACAAGAACCCGGCGACGGCAACATTGATGGTGAGGATGGTCCCGAGCAGCCAGGCCAGTTCGATTTGCACGGTCATGGCGGGTCTCCCAGCAGGGCGCGCAGTTCGGCGCTTTCCCGCGCGCGCAGGCGCTCGCGCGCCGCCAGCCGGAGGTAGGCGTCGTCCGACAGGCAGCGCAGTTCGGCGGCGGTCACGGTCGGCAGCGCGGGCTTTTCCGGGATCAGCGCGGCCGGGATCGGCCGGTACTCGATCCGGGGCGCGCCGCAGCCGGCCAGCGCGAGACCTAACAGCACCGGCGGGAAGCGCGTCATTCGGCCTTCTCGAAGTCGTCGCGCCGGCCGGGCCGCGCGGGCGGCTGTTCGGCGTAGCGCTTTTGGGTTTCGCGAAGCTTGCGCAGGGCGGTTTCGACCAGCTGTTTTTCGGCGTCTAGCCGGGCGTCGCGCCCGCGCCGCTCGCGCCGCTCGCGCCAGGCGTTCTTGGCGCCGAGCCAGGCGATCAAGCCCATGCCCAGCGTCGCCGCGCCGCCGATGAACCAGTTCAAAAGCCCGTCAAACATCGTTCCGACCTCCTCGGGGGTTTTCGCCAAAATCGGCGAAAACCTCGTTCATCCTCGCGTCGACCCATTCGCGGCCGAGCCAGACCGCCAGCAACGCCGCCGTGGCCGCCGCGTAGTCGACCGGCGACACCGCCGCTCCGTAAGGCCCCAACCCGACCGGCGGGCCGAAGCTGTCCAGGATGAATTTGGCGGTGACCAGCAGCCAGCTGACGCCGACGAGCGCCAGCGTGCGGCTTTCTCGACCCCGCGCGTCGCGCGGGCGCAGCAGGCTTCCCCAGCCGACCCCACCCGCGCCGCTCATGTCATCGCCCCCGTGATCCGTTCGAGCACCCGGCAGACGCTGGCCAGCGCCAGCGCCTGCTGGAACGCGAGGGCGGCTAGAAATCCCGGCTGAACTCCGGGGCGGTCGGCGGCTCGGGCGCGGTCACGTCGACCAGCACCGGGGTTTCGATCACGGCCAGGTCCGAGCGGTTGCCGGCGCCGTCGATGGCGGCGACGGCGAACCTCACTTCACCTTCGACGCCGGGCAAGCCGTCGATGGGCAACGACACTTCAGTGACGTTGCCGACATCCGCCGAGGCGCTGTCGTAGGTGGGAGGGTTCCCGTCGGTCGACTGGTAGATGGCGTACCCGACGACATCCGCCGAGGTGCTGGCGGTCCATTTGATTTTGCCTTGCGGCTTTAACAGGGCCATAACGACTCCAAAAAACAATGGTATCGGCCGCGATTTAAAAAGCGGGGCGGCCGGAAACCCGCGGTGCTTCACTCGGCGATCCACACCCTCGGCGGAGCCTGGGGCGGGGTCCGATCCAAGGCGACGGTATTGCTGTCGGCGGAGCAGGTCCGTCGCGCGTCGCAGGCGCGGGCGACGGCGGTCCCGTCGCCCTGGAGCGCGGGATCGACCGCGATATCGCGCGCGCCGGTGGCGGTCCCGCCGGGGATTTCGGTGATTTTGCAGGCGCTGCCGACGCAGATTTCAAGTTCGAAATAGGCGACTTTCGCGGCCTCCGGATGCGGGTCCCAGGCGAAGGACCACGGGTTGTTGATCGTCTGCGCGCCGGCGGCACCGGCGGCCGACAGCGCGAGGGCCCCCATCACCATCAACCGTTTGGCGTTCATCACAGCAAGTCCGAATCGAGGCAGCCGTACAGGTCCAGCTCCAGTTCGTGGAGCCGGACCGGGCCGAAGTTGAGGTAGCCGGCGATGTCGAGCTGCACTTCGTTCAGCCGGGGGTTGGCGTAAATCGCGCCCGGCGGCGCGGCCCACGGCGCCAGGGCGGCGCGGGCGTCNNNNGCGTCTTTTTCCGCCGCCGTGAACGCGGCGTGCGCCCCTGCCGGGGCGTCCGGGCCGAACGCTTTGGCGGCGGCGGTATCGAGGGCGGCGGCGCTGATATACAGGGGATGGTCCGGCGATAACCCGTCCGCCCCCGCCCGCGCCCGCAGCTTTTTGGCGAGCTTGGTTTCTTTGCGCCCGCTCACGCCAGCCCTCCGGCGGCGCGGATTTTGTCGACGTAGCCCTGGTTGATCCACTCGCCGCGCTCGGTCATGCGGGGCCGGCCGGCGTTGTAGGCGGCGGCGACGGCTTCATACCCGAGGCGGGCGCTGTGCAAGTGAGCGAGCTTGGCGAGGTAGCGGCAGCCGTGTTCGAGGTTGGTGTCGGGGTCGAGCAGTTCGGTGAGGAACACGCCGTCGAAGCCGATATCGCGGGCGGTCGCGCCCATGATCTGCATCAGGCCGAAGGAGCACGCCCGCAGGCGGGATTCGGTCTGCTCGCTGCACGGGGCGCGGGCGCGGACGGGTTTGGGCGCGACGTAGCGGTCGTAAAACCCCGGCTCGTAGCGCGCCGCCCAGGGGTTGCCGGCGCTTTCCACCCGGACGATGGCGCGGACCAGAGCGACGGGCAGGGCGTGGCGGCGGGCGGCTTGATCGATGCGTTCGGCGTGGTCTTCGAGGGACATGGCGGCTCCGGGTAAGGTGTCCCGGAGCGTGCCATTTCGCGTTGGCGAGGGGCTACTCAGCCGGCTTAAAAGCGCGCTGGAATCAGCTGAACAGGCCGGGTTGGCGGGCGGCGCGCTCGCGCGCGAGGATGTCGTAGACGGTGGCCAGCGCCAGCCCGTATTTGCGGGCGAGCGCGGCGTGGTTGCGGCCGTTGAAGTCGCGCCAGATGGCGGCGTTGCGGCCTTCGCGGTCGGCGGCGCAGCCCTTGGGGATGTAGATCAGCGCGCCGCCGAATTTGAGGCGCACGTCTTCGGCCAGTTCGATGGCCAGGGTTTCGGCCCGCTCGCCGGGGAGGTATTCCAGGGCGCGGGCGAGCGCCAGGCCGGCCAGGTCGGCGAGGATTTCGGGGTATTGCTCGGGGAGGTTTAGATCGGGCATGGCGCGCAACCTCTGGTGGATCGCGCGCCATGATACTACAAGATGTTGCGTCTTGCCCGGTTCAGGGCACCCTGGCTCGGTCCAGGCGGTCCAGCAGGGTTTCGAGCCGGTCCAGCAGCGCGGCGAGCCGGGTTTCGCGGGTTTCGGCGTCGGCCTCTTGGAAGACCCGGACGACTTTGGCTTTGAGGGCGCGCAGGCGGCGGGTTTCGGGGTCGAGATCGATGACGTCGCTCACGG